ATGAACGCGCACGGCTCGACAAGATCGACCAGGAGGATGGACAGGGACGCGGAGCACTGGATCTCGACGCCGCACGCGCCGAGATCCGACGCCGAATGGCTCGCCTGCGCGCCGCGGTCGATCCGCGAGGGGTTTCTGGAGGAGATGAGTGAGGGGGCGCTGCTGGCGCTGCCCTGGCTGTTCGAATTCTGGGCGATGCCGCATCAGCTGCCGCCCGAAGGGCACTGGCGAAGCTGGGTCTGCATGGGTGGGCGCGGCGCGGGCAAGACCCGCGCCGGGGCCGAATGGGTGCGCGCGCAGGTCGAGGGGGCGGGGCCGGGCGATCCGGGCCGCGCCCGGCGCGTGGCGCTGGTCGGCGAAACCTTCGACCAGGTGCGCGAGGTGATGGTGTTTGGCGACAGCGGCATCCTGGCCTGTTGCCCGCCCGACCGAAAGCCCGTGTGGGAGGCGACGCGCCGGCGGCTGGTCTGGCCGAACGGCGCGGTGGCGAGCTGCTTTTCCGCGCATGAACCCGAGGCCCTACGCGGGCCGCAGTTCGACGCCGCTTGGGCGGACGAACTGGCGAAATGGAAGAAGGCGGGCGAGGTCTGGGACATGCTGCAATTCGCGCTGAGGCTGGGCGAGCATCCGCGCTGCGTCGTGACCACGACACCGCGCGCGCAGCCGACGCTGAAGGCGCTTTTGAAAAGCCCCTCGACCGTGCTGACCCAGGCGCCGACCCAGGCCAACCGCGCCTGGCTGGCCGAGAGTTTCCTGGCCGAGATCGAGACGCGCTATGGCGGCACCCGGCTGGGTCGGCAGGAACTCGAGGGCGTGCTGCTCGACGATGCCGAGGGCACGCTCTTTCCGCAGGCGCTGGTCGATGGCTGCCGGATCGAGGCCGCGCCCCAGCTGGATCGGGTGGTGGTGGCGCTCGATCCGGCGGTCAGCGGCCATGCCGGCTCGGACCTGTGCGGGATCGTTGTCGTGGGCGCCGTGACCAAGGGGCCGGTGGCCGACTGGCGCGCCTATGTGCTCGAGGACGCCAGCCTGCGCGCGGCCAGCCCCAGCGACTGGGCGCGGGCGGCGATCGCCGCCATGCAACGCCACGGCGCCGACCGGCTGGTGGCCGAGGTCAATCAGGGTGGCGATCTGGTGGCCTCGGTCCTGCGCCAGATCGACCCCCTGGTGCCGGTTCGCGCCGTGCATGCCAGCCGCGGCAAGGGCGCGCGCGCGGAACCCGTCGCCGCGCTCTACGAACAGGGACGCGTCAAGCATCTGCGCGGGCTTGGCGCGCTGGAAGAACAGCTGGCGCAGATGACGGCGCACGGGTTTCAGGGCAGCGGCAGCCCGGACCGCGCCGATGCCCTGGTCTGGGCCCTGACCGAACTGATCCTGACCCCGTCGAAAAGCCATGTCGAACCGCGGGTGCGCGGCCTCTGAACGGGCGCCCGCCGCCCTTTCATCTTGCCGCAAATACGCCGGGGGTGAATGGCCGCAGGCCAGAGGGGGCAGCGCCCCCTCGCCCGGCCGGTGTTGCGCGCCCTGCTGGGCACCGCACGCTGGCCCCGCCGTTTCGCAAGGTTTCGCTGCGATAACCCCCTCCAAGGCCGAGGCGCCGGGCAGGGTCGCCGGTGCCGCGCGACAAGGAGGCAGGGGTCATGTTCGATTTCTTTCGCAAGACGGCGGTTGTGTCCGAGGGCGCGCCCGAGGCCAAGGCCTCGGCGGTGGGGCCCTTGACCGCGGGCGCGGTGGGCCGGATGGCGGCGATGCAGGGGGTCAGCCAGGTGCGCTGGACGGCGCGGGATTCGGTCTCGCTGACCCGCGCGGGGTTTCAGGCCAATCCGGTCGGTTTCCGCGCGGTGCGGCTGATCTCCGAGGCCGCCGCCGCGCTGCCGCTGATCCTGCAGGACAGCGAGCGGCGCTATGACAGCCACCCGCTGCTGGCGCTGGTGTCGCGGCCGAACCCGGTGCAGGGGCGCGCCGAGTTCCTCGAGGCCGTTTATGCCCAGCTTCTGCTGAGCGGCAATGCTTATGTCGAGGCGGTCGCCGGACCCGCGCCGGGCGCGCCGGCCGAACTGCATGTTCTGCGCTCGGATCGCATGTCGGTCGTGCCAGGGCCCGATGGCTGGCCGGCGGCCTGGGAATACGCGGTCGGCGGTCGCAAGCACCGCTTCGCAATGGCCGAGGGGGCCGCGCCGATCTGTCATATCCGGTCCTATCACCCGCTTGATGACCATTATGGCCTGTCACCGATCGAGGCCGCGGCAACTGCGCTCGATGTGCACAACTCGGCCAGCCGCTGGTCCAAGGCGCTCCTGGACAATGCGGCGCGGCCCTCGGGGGCGATCGTGTTTCGCGGCGCCGACGGGCAGGGCACGATGACGCCCGAGCAGTTCGAGCGCCTGCAGCTGGAGATGGAGACCTATCACCAAGGCGCGCGCAACGCGGGGCGGCCGATGCTGCTCGAAGGCGGGCTCGACTGGAAGCCGATGGGGTTCAGCCCCTCGGACATGGAATTCCACAAGACCAAGGAAGCCGCCGCGCGCGAGATCGGCCTGGCCTTTGGCGTGCCGCCGATGCTGCTGGGGATCCCGGGCGATGCGACCTATGCCAATTACCAGGAGGCCAACCGCGCTTTCTACCGGCTGACGGTGCTGCCTCTGGCGGCCAAGGTCACCGCGGCGCTGTCGCACTGGTTGTCCGACCACACCGGCGAGGGGATCGTGCTGAAGCCCGATCTCGACCAGGTTCCAGCGTTGGCGACCGAGCGCGAGCAGCAGTGGCGGCGCATCTCCGAGGCTGGGTTCCTGACCGAGGCCGAGAAACGCGCCCTGCTGGGCCTGCCGCCGCGCGCGGAGGAGGCATGAGCAGCCAGCGGCGCGCGGTCGGCGGATCGCGGTTTCTCTACGACAGTTTCGACCTGACCCAGGCGCGCATCGACGCGCAGGAGCAGGTCGAGAAGGAGCGCCGCGCAGGGCTCGAATACCGGCTGGGCAAGATCGAGGAAGAG